GATTTTATCACTCAATATCTCATGGAGACTTATTCGGCTGAGGTGGAATACGATCTTTCCAAAATCAAAATAGCTTATTTGGACTTGGAGTGTGAAACAGAGAACGGGTTTCCAGATTTAGAAAATCCAAATGAAAAAGTTAATTTGATGAGTATGCGTATATCAGGAGTTACGCATGTTATTAGTTTTACACCAATAAATTTACCAGATTCTAAAGTTTACATGGTTTCTAATGAAAAGGAACTATTGAAAAAAACATTTGAAATCCTGTCGAAAGAAGATGTGGATGTAATAACAGGGTGGAATGTTAAGCTATTTGATATTCCCTATATAATAGGTAGAGCATTAATTTATTTTGAAGAAAAAGAAATACAGGGGTGGCTTCCTTTTAATTTGATGAAGTGTAGAGAAACCGATATAGGTGGTAAAAAATACAAACTATACGAATTTCCAGGTTACACTATTTTAGATTATATGGACTTGTATAAAAAGTTTTCTGGAACAAGTCAAGAAAGTTATGCTCTACAAAACATCGCAAAGGTAGAACTGGATGCTCAAAAACTTGATTATAGCGAGTATGGTTCGTTGCGGGAGTTTTATAAGAAAAATTTCCAAAAATTTGCAGAATATAATGTCCAAGACGCTATCTTGGTTGAACGACTTGACGATAAATTAAAATTAATTGATTTGGCTATTTCGATTGCATACGAAGCAAAAATTACGTATGATACTGTGTTTTTTGCTACCCGTATATGGGAAACAATTTGTTGCGACTATTTGATGCAAAAAAATATTATCCCACCATTAAAACGTAGTTACAATAAAGATGAACAGTTTGTGGGAGCTTATGTAAAAGATGTTACTCCCGGATTATATAAAAATGTTGTTAGCTTTGATGCAACTAGCCTTTATCCATCAATTATTATTCAATGGAATATTTCACCAGAAACCTGCACAAAAGCCGATTCTTCTATGAATGCAGATGATTTTTTGCGAAGTAATAGAAAAGATATTCCCGATATACTGGAAGAAGCTGAAAGTATAAATTCTTGCCTAGCTTGCAATGGGTCTACATTCACTAGAGATATACAAGGATTTATTCCGATACTCATAGAGCGTACATTTAATCAACGAAAAGAAGCAAAATCAAGGATGATTGAACTTGAAAAAGATTACGAAAAAACAAAAGACAAAGACCTTTTACCCAGAATTGCCGCCCTCAAAATTCGTCAATCTGTTAAGAAGATTCTTGCAAACAGTCTTTATGGTTGTCTTGGCAATCCCGCTTTTGTTTATTCATCTCCTGAACTTGCTACGGCAGTCACGGTAACGGGTCAGGTTATTATTCGTAAAGCAGAAATGGCTATGAATAACTATATTCAAGGTCTTACGAAAGACAAAAAAGATTATGTGCTTGCAGTAGACACGGATTCGGTATATTTGAATCTTGATTCTATCGTGCAAAAGATTTCTGAAAAAACTAAAATTGCAGATGTTACTGAATTTATCAACCAAATTTGTGAACAAAAAATACAACCAGAATTGAGTAAAGAAATGGACTTGCTAGCCCATTGTCTGGGTTGCAGGGAAAACAAGATTGTATTTAAACGAGAAGCAATCGCGTCTGCTGGAATGTTTATCGCTAAAAAGCGTTATGCACTACTCGTTCAAGATCTTGAGGGTGTTAGGTTTTCTGAACCAAAACTTAAAATTATGGGTCTTGAAACTGCACGTAGTAGTACTCCCTTTGTTGTTAGAAATAAATTAAAAGATTGTATAAAAATTATTCTTACTAAAACAAAAGAAGAACTCAAGGAATATGTTGATGAGTTTTATACAGAATTCAATAAACTTCCAATAGAAGATATTGCATCGCCAAGAGGTGTAAAAGGTGTTTCTAAGTACTATGATGTAACTAACATTTATAAAACGGGAACACCCATAGCAACAAAGGCCGCGTTGCTACACAACGCACATGTAAAAAAATTAAATTTGTCCAAAGAAATTCCTCAAATAAAAGAAAATGATAAAATTAAATTTGTATTTGTTAAAGTTCCCAACCCATATGGCATGGGTGGAAGAGATGCCGTAATTGGTTTTATAAATAAACCACCAAAAGAATTTAATCTTGAAAAATATATAGACAGAAAAAAACAGTTTGATAAAACTTTTAATGAGCCACTTGACAATATATTACAAGCTATTGAGTGGTCTATAAACACTGAAGTAACTCTTGAATCTTTCTTTATTTGATGTATAATAGGTAAGGAAATGTTAAGAAATGGTAAAGAAAATTAAATCTAGATATGGTGATGAACGAATTATCTCAATTACTGAAGACGGACGTTACAAAATCAAAGGTAGGTCTCTGTATACTCGGCACGGGGATGGTCTATTTGATTTTGAAGGTGGTCCATGCTATATCGTTGGCGATAGATTACTTGATGTTGACGATAACTTAATAATTGAAAAAATAGATATAGACAACAACATAGTTGAAAAAAACTATGCTGGTTGTATAATTACTGCAAAGGAAAAAAATGTCAAAGTATCTAAAAAACTTAATAAGCAAAATTGATAATCCAGACGCAACCCTAGTTTCTGAAGGTATTGATGGTGCAGATGTATCTGGCTTCATTGACACTGGTTCGTATGCATTGAATGCACTATTGTCTGGATCTATCTTTGGGGGATTACCAAACAACAAGATCTCTTGCTTGGCAGGAGATCCGGCAACGGGAAAGACCTTCTATGCCATTGGCATCGCAGGCCAGTTCCTAAAGGATCACAAAGATGGTGTTGTGATTTATTTTGATACCGAGCAAGCAGTAACATCAGACATGTTTACTGCACGGGGTGTTGATCCCGAGCGCGTAGCGGTCATTCCCGTTGCCACAATCGAAGAGTTCAAGACACAGGCACTGAAGATTGTCAATGACATTCTTGAGCAGCCCGAAGAAGACCGAAAACCGGTTTTTATGGTTCTTGACTCACTTGGGATGTTGTCAACTCGCAAGGAGATGACTGACTCTGCTGAAGGTAAAGATGTTCGTGATATGACAAAAGCTCAGCAGACCAAAGCAACATTCCGTGTTCTTACTTTGAAGCTTGGCAAGGCTAAAATCCCCATGCTTCTCACTAACCACACATACCAGGTGATTGGTGCATATGTTCCAACCAAGGAACTTGGTGGGGGAATTGGTCTGAAGTATGCTGCCAGCAACATCCTTACTCTTTCAAAGAGCAAGGATAAAACAGAAGATGGTGTAGTTGGAAATTTTATCAAATGCACAAACTACAAAAACCGATTTGTCAAAGAAAACATGAATGTTGAAACTAGACTGAATTATAGTTCTGGTTTAAGTAGATATTACGGTCTTACAGATCTTGCAATCAAGTATAATATTTTCAAAAAAGTTTCTACTAGAATTGAACTTCCAGACGGATCAAAAGCATTTGAAAAAAATATTGACGAAGATCCTGAAAAATATTTTACAAAAGATATTTTAGATAAACTAGATATAGAAATACAGAAAGACTTTAAATATGGCCAAGGCTCCTGATTATAAATTTAAAGATGAGATGTTTGATGGACGTGATAATTGTCCTATTGAAATTTTAGACGGTGAATATAAGGGAATTATATTTCGTTATGGTAAAATTTCTTTAAAAGAAACTGATGATGGCAACATGGAAGTTAATATGAATATTTCAATTGTAAGTTCTCCAGAAGGATTTAACAAAGAATCAGAACAGTTTACCCAAATTGTTGGAGAAATTTTTAGTGATATTGTTGAAAAAAATATTCAAGAAGAACAAACTCTAGAACAGGTTGATCTTGAGGATGATGTACACCAGGATTAATCCTGGACTCAACTGAAAGTGGTATTATAATAAAATTATGGAAACAGTAATTTTAAAGAACTTGGTACTCAACGAAGAGTACGCAAGAAAAGTTGTACCTTTTTTACAGGGCGAATACTTTCACGATAAATGTGAACGTTCTGAATTTGGAATTGTTAGCCAATTTATTTTAAAGTATAACAACATCCCCACAAAAGATGCTATTTTAATATCTCTTGAAAATGAAAAAAGCCTTGGTGAAACAGAATTTAAAAGATGCGTTTCTATAAGCGAGGAGATGTACAAAGAAGGGGAAAAGTCAGACACCAGTTGGCTTGTAGAAAATACAGAAAAATTTTGTAAAGAAAAAGCCATATACAATGGTATAATGGAATCGATTGGTATTATTGAAGGAAAAGATAAGGAAAAGACACAAAACGCTATACCAGAAATTATGTCAAAAGCTTTATCAGTGTCATTCGACACAAGAGTTGGACATGATTTTTTAGAAGATGTAGATGAAAGATATGAATACTACCATCGTGTAGAAGAAAAAGTTCCTTTTGATCTTGAGATGTTCAATGTTATCACAAGAGGAGGTACACGAAAGAAAACACTAAATGTGGTGATGGCAGCATCTGGTGTTGGTAAAAGTGCATTTTTATGCCATCACGCAGCATCCTGTTTGTCTCAAAATTTGAATGTTCTTTACATTACATTAGAGATGGCAGAAGAAGAGATTGCAAAAAGAATTGATGCAAATTTGCTAGATGTAGATATGCATATTTTGGAACAAATGCCACTTACTCAATACGAAAGCAAAGTAGAATCTCTTAAAAGAACTTGTAGGGGTCGGCTTATTATTAAGGAATATCCAACAGCAGCTGCAAACGTAACTCACTTTAGAAATCTTCTTGAAGAACTTAAAATTAAGAAAAAATTTCTTCCAGATGTAATCTTTGTAGATTACTTGAACATATGCTCATGTGCAAGATTTAAACTTGGAAATGGTATGAATAGTTATACCTATGTAAAAGGTATTGCAGAAGAATTGCGCGGATTGGCTAAACAATTCAACATCCCTCTTTGGACAGCCACTCAGGTAAACCGTGAGGGAGCTAAGAGCAGTGATATGGAAATGACAGACACATCTGAAAGTTTTGGCCTTCCGCAAACAGCAGATTTTTTCTTTGCTTTAATTGAAAATGAAGAGTTGGCAGAAACTGGTCAACTTATGGTAAAACAATTAAAGAATCGTGGAAACGATACAACAAAGAACAGAAAATTTTTAATTGGAGTCAATAAATCAAAAATGAAATTTTATGATGTTGACAACAGCAATAACAAATTGGTTGAGGCAAACAATACAGACGAAGAGGGATTTGGCTCTGGTGCCGATGGAAAAGCTTTTGATCCAAAATTTTCTAAAAAGAAAAATAAAGCCGTTAACTGGACGTTTGAGGACGCCAAATAATGCTATATATTGACAAGAAGTACGTGAATCTTGTTTCCGGATCTCTTGAGAAGTTTAAGTGGAAAAAAGATTCGCTTGCCACATGTAGGTGTTTTAAGTGTGGCGATTCGAAGAAGAACAAAGCCAAGACAAGGGGCTACTTCTTCGAACATAAAGGCAGCTATGTTTATAAATGTCACAATTGCGGGTTTTCTTGTAATTTATATTCTGTACTTGAAAGTATTAGCCCATCTCTCTGTAAAGAATATTCTTTTGAAGTGTTCAAAGAAAAAAATCCAGAACCAATATTCAAACAAAAACCAGCACCAAGAAAAGCAATTTTCACTGATCTTGGAACAAGGCTTGACATACTCAATGAAAACCATAAGGCAGTAAAATATGTTCAATCTAGAAAAATACCAAAAGAAAAATATAGCAACTTTTATTACTGCAGCGATTTTAGTAGGGTCATGCAATCTTTTGGTAAAACTGGATCTAAAGAAGCCAGACTCGTCATACCGTTCTACGACGAGATGGGCTCGCTTATTGGCGTACAAGGACGAGTATTCGAAGAAAAGGAAGTCTATAGAAAAAGTAAACAAGAAAATGAAAAAATTCGTTACATCACTCTCAAAAAAGAAGGCCAAGAAAGACTCTGGTACGGACTGGAAAAAGTAAATCCTAATGACACAGTATATGTGACTGAGGGACCAATTGATTCTATGTTTATACCAAATGCTGTAGCAATGCAAGGTGCCGGGTGGTTAGAAGAATTGCCTGAAAAGATTGCCAAATCTAAAGTTGTTTTTATTTTTGACAACGAACCCAGAAACGAAGAAATAGTTTCATTAATTGGAAAATATATTGATGCTGGAAGAAATGTTGTCGTATGGCCTGACGAGATAAATAAAAAAGATATCAATGATATGGTTTTGGTTTATGGTGAATCGTTAACCATTAAACTTATAATAAATAATGTTTATTCTGGACTAAAAGCAAAAATGAAGTACACTTATTGGAAGAAGGTTTAAAATGGAAAATAATGATGATATGTCTGAGGAAGACATTTTAAAAGCTAGCGAAGCATATCTTACTTTTGTCCATAGATTTGGTGAATACATTAAAGAAATGGATCCCGATTTATGGTCCCGAGCCAGAGAATATGCAGCAGATTTTACACAAATACCTGGTGTGAGAGTTGAACTTGTAGATAATGATGAGGATGATAATGATGACACAAACACTGACAAGTGCGGAGCAGACTAAAATTACGGTTCTAGATTATGGTCATGTTCAACTTATTGAACACATGGGTTCTGATCTCAGCGTTGTCAACGCTGCAAGGGTCTCCTTTAAAAAAGAGAGCTCTTTTGGTGAAGATGGCAATGTTCAAGAAAAAGACAAAAAACTAATTTCTTATCTCGCAAAACACAATCATTTTACTCCGTTTTGTCACCCACAAATCAGTTTGAGAATCAAGTGCCCTATATTTGTTCGTGCACAATTGGGGAAACACCAAATTGGTTTGACAATGAATGAGGTAAGTCGCAGGTATGTGACTTTT